CCGTAGCTACATCTATCTGTCCAGATGTTCCAGATACAGACGTAACTGTTCCAGCTGTAAATGTTTGCCATGTTGGAAGAGTTGAAGCTCCATTCGAAGTAAGAACCTGCCCAGATGTGCCTACTCCTGAGACATTCTGAAAGGCACCCGTAGAAGTCGTCCCTGCTGTAATTAAAGAATAAGCAGTAAATGTCGTATTACCCGTTCCACCATAAGGAACCGTTATAGAAGAACCGTTCCATGCGCCACTCGTTATAGTGCCGAGTTGTGTTATATTTGATTGAACAGCTGTTGGAAGAATGGAAGAGATTGAAGGAACACCACCGGAGCTTGTAACTAATATGCCATTGTTCGCAGTTGCTAATCCAGCAATTGTATTTGCTGAAGAGGAATAGAGAAGCTGATTGATCGTCGTCGTAGCAGGATAAGTAGCCGTTGACCACGCAGGAGTGGTTGAAGATCCTGAAAGAAGAATTTGATTAGCTGTTGCCGTTCCAGCAAGAATTGCACCTGCCGATGCAGTAGAATAAAATATTCCGCCATTCGATGCCGTTAAATTAGCGTTTGTACCTCCATATGCCAGACCTATAACAGTTCCTTGCCATGTACCTGTAGCTATAGTTCCCAAAGTTGTAATAGAAGTCTGTCCAACATATGCAGCGGATATATCAATAACAGGGGTTGTACCTCCTGTTGATGTAATCCTATTTGCGGTACCAGATACAGAAATTACAGAACCGGATGCTGGGTCAACCCAAGAAAGCGTTCCGGAGCCATTAGAAGCAAGTAACTGAGTTCCCGTTGAATCAGCAATCGGTAAAGTCCAAGTCGTATCAGCCGTTAAAGCTCCTGCCCGAAACGCTACATAATGAGTTCCCGCAGAATTATAAAACCTTAATGGGGTTACATTTGTTCCATTTTTAAGCTGAACTGATCCTGTTCCGTTCGGGGCAATAATGATATTGCCATTCGTATTTGTAGAACTGAAGGTATTACCAGATAGTTCAAGGTTACCTGCTGTGAGAGAGTTTGTTATAACAACATCAGTTGGTAGAGATAAGACAATTGAACCCGTTGAGCTAACAACATCAATTTCATTTGCCGTACCAGAAATAAACGCTGCTGAAGGATCACTCGATGTAGTCCCAATAAGAATTTGACCAGCAGAAAGGACAATCGGCGTTACATTACTTGTACCTTCTCCTACGAGAATCCCGTGCGCAGTTAATGATGTTAAACCCGTACCACCATAGGCTACCCCTATAACTGTGCCATGCCATGTGCCGGTAGCAACTGTTCCTAATGTTGTTATTGATGCTTGACCAACATAAGAAGCTGAAATAGAGATAACCGGTGTCGTTGTACCTGTAGCCACATCTATCTGTCCAGCTGTTCCAGATACAGATGTAACTGTACCAGAACCAGCGTCTTGCCACGTTGGAAGAGCTGAAACTCCATTGGAGGTTAGAACTTGTCCTGTTGTACCTACCCCTGAAACATTCTGTAATGCTCCAGTGGATGTTGTGCCGCCACATAATACAGAATAGGCAGTGAAGCTTGCATCTCCGGTTCCACCATAAGGAACGGCTATAGTTGTGCCATGCCATATGCCGCTAGCGACTGTTCCTAATGTTGTTATTGATGCTTGACCAACATAAGAAGCTGAAATAGAAATAACCGGTGTCGTTGTACCTGTAGCCACATCTATCTGTCCAGATGTTCCAGATACAGATGTAACAGTGCCAGACCCCGCGGCTTGCCACGTTGGTAGAGCACCCGCACCATTTGATGTGAGAACTTGCCCTGATGTTCCAACGCCGGATACATTCTGTAATGCTGCTGTTGAAGTCGTACCACCGCAGAGAACAGAATAGGCAGTGAAGCTTGTATCACCTGTGCCGCCATAGGGAACAGTTACAGCAGTTCCCTGCCATGTTCCTGTGGAGATAGTCCCCAAAGTCGTGATAGATGATTGACCTACATAAGAAGCTGAGATATCAATAACTGGAGTGGTGGTACCATTTGTAACCGTGATTCTATTAGTAGTGCCTGAAACAGAGGTTACGGTGCCCCCACTTCCTGAAGAAGAAAAGGTTATATCTGTTTGACCACTTCCAGAATTATCAACAACACTAATGCTAATACCTGTACTTGGAATAAAGTTTAAAGATGATCTGGTACTTGTTTGAACACCATTTGATAGGACATTAACATTTTGAACGGTGGTACTTGGAACCACGGCTAAATCAGGATTTCCACTGACAGCTGAACCATTTGTTACGGTTATTGTGCCATTGTTGCTTGTAATTGAGGCTGTATTATAGGTGGCTGTCCCAGTTCTAACGACAATCCCAGTGGTGGTTAAAGAATTTAACCCAGCACTTTCGCCAGAAGCGGCAATTGTATAATTTCCACCACCTGCCGTTAAACTGATGCCTGATCCAGCCGCTAATATAACAGAATTAGGAAGGCTTGGATAAGAAGATGCCACAATATAAGGCGCATCAACTGCAAAGCTTATATTATTAAGAGTCGTTGCACTTGCGGTTAGGGCAATTCCGTCTAATTGTAATTCAGAGACGCTTCTATCAAAATTTGTAGCAACTAAACTCATAAAGATATTGGTTAGATTTCCGTATCCATCTTGTACTTGAACAGGTGTATTTATTAATCCCTGACCATTATTGTTAAGATTAAGCAAATCACCATACGTTGCGGCGGGTGATAAAGGACCGATATTTTCACCAATGGTACTCATATTTGATTTCTCCAATCGCCCCATGCAGACCAAGGAGTTGTCACTAGTTCCCACTCTTCATTTTGATTGGTAAATATATCTTGAGTGGTTTCCCAAGGGCGCGGATGTGCTAGGGGGACTGGGTCTCTCTTAATAACAGGATTTAAATTTTGAGGATTAGGTTCATCCAAAAAATATTTATTAACGTAAAGCCCAGTCCAAATCAGCCCTGTTCCTCTGTAATCCATCTGTTTGACGAGATCACTATAATTACAGAGTTGGCCAGAGCGATCACATCGTGCCACTGCATCCGGATTGTTTGCCCTAATCTTTACCCATTTACCTTTAGGAAACATCTTTCATCTCCATCAAGTTGGGTAAACAGTTGGTTTAATACGTAAAGGGACATATTCGGTATCTTCTATTCTTGCAAGCTTGTAAGCTTCATCTGCCAGAATTTTTAATTGTGGGTGTCTTTCTGGTTTATAAATGAGAGCCATGTCTGCTGACAAAGCCATTAAAACAGCTCTTAAAAAACGCTGTGGAATATCAATATTTTGATTAATGGATGTAACATCCATAATTTGAACTGTTCTGTTATAAACAATTGTTTGATATGTATTATCTGGAGTTGGCCAAAGAGTCAGCGTTGGAGTCGTTTGACGATCTAAATAATAACTTGATGGCGTTGATTGCTGCAATTTATTGGGATATGTTATGTATTCTTCCCGAGAAATAGCCGTCAAATATCTACTAAAGGTAGGATTGCTAAAATAGATTTGCTGTACATTTAGTATAGCCCCACCAGTTTCTCTAACGCGGATAGCTTGTACATTAACAGGGGTATTTAGAACCCACCAAATAATCTGTCCCGCAGGATAATAAGTGGTTGGCGTTGTAAGATTATTTATCCATGAAATATTATCATGAGAATATTCACAAACTATTGTGTAATTTGTTGTAACATTTGATTGAATACCAACATAGAATACAGCAGGAGTTGTTCCCGATGGATATATATAGGAGATGTAACCGTTCGGTGATGTCTGTGTACAAGCTACATTCGGCGTGCCTGAAAATGCGTTCGATGCTGAGCCCCCCACAGACGAAAAAGCGGTACCTCCTAGAAGCCTTTGGTTATTACTCGCGGTAGCTTCTGGCGTTTCAATTGTGGATGTAGGAAGAACATAAGAAGGCTGTCCCACATTAATTTGAAACATAGACTTTTCAACTGTAAATAAATTGAAACCTTTGTCTGCCCATTCTGACAAAAAGAAATTTAGGCTGGTAATAGCAGATGTATTATGGATACCTAAAATTTCTGTACCATAAATTCCTATTCTCTCGAATGCAGCAATAATGAAATCCGAGATAAGAACATTTGAGCCGAAATTAAAGGAATTACTATAGGACACGTCCTCATCCTTTATTTATGTTTCCAATGTTTTGCATTTTCAGCAAAAACAGCTCTCTTTTTTAAAACAGGGTCTTTACTATGGGTAGCTTTCATTAATTTGTTTTCCGGAATCTTTTTATCGGGAGATATACCTAACTCTTTATGTAAGGCACCCTTTTTGAGATTTAATTTTAAGGTAGGTCTTTTGGCTGCCATTAGACTAATCCTTGTTGCAAGACTGTTAATGTAAGAGTTGCGGGAGATGTAGAAGAATTAACAATTCCCTGAATTGCTGTCGCAGGAGTTGTAAGGGTATAAATCTCACTTGCTGTTGCACCTGTTAGAGATGCATTAATCGCATAGGATGTGGGGAAAGATGGAAAATAGTAAATAACATTCGCTCCTCCTCCTGCACCAGTACCATTTGCTGTACCACCAGCAATATATGTAAAATGAGTTGCATCTGTGACGGTTATTTCAGCATTAATATTGATCTGAGCGGCAGTAATGTTATGAACTGCTGCTGCATTTTGAATAGTTACTATATTTCCTGTTTGTAATGCAGATGTTGATGGAACTGTCACTGTAACAACGTTAGAAGTATTTGTTGTTGCGAGTGCATTATTTGCCAAAACAACTGGCTTAGGATATAAAAAATTATAATAAGGGCCAACAGGTTGATAGGATTGAATAGCATCTATTGTTTGATTAATAGAATAATTTATTGTTCCATAAACTGTTGCTGTGATAGTCGTTGCAGGAAATGGACTCATCGTATTTAACGATAACCACGAAAATGTTGCGGTTGTGCCCGTGCCAATACTAAAGTTTGTATAATTTCCTGAAGAGCTTATGCTGACAATAGAATTGTATTGCTTAGCTGAGGTGACCGTCGTATTGTTAGGGCCTGCTAATACTTCTGAGATTGTATTTCCAAATGTATCTTTACCAGTTATGGTAAAATTTACTGCGGATAAATCATCTGTAGAAGTAAGTGTAATATTTATTTCTATATCGGGAAAAATAACAGGATAAGGACTGGCAAGAGGAATGATTCCTGCTCCTCCCCCTACAACGGACGTAGGATATAACGACGTCGCGCTTGAAGGAGAAAAATTTATAATCATTGATCTTGCCATATCTATATTCCTTAAAATAATGCTCTTACAAATTGAGCAACACCAAACCTACCAGCTGGATTTTGATAGAGATTTCCTTTAGCAGGTGTCATTTGAATTGCAGCACCACCACCAGAAGCGCTGCTCGTAGCCGCAGTTCCAGTAAATGTATAAGTAAATGTGCTTGAATTCGTAATAGTGACAGGTGCAGTGATATTTATCTGACCAGTTGTGATGTTTCCAATAGCAGCGGAACCAGCAATAGTCACATTTTCACCATTTGTGAAATTATGTCCAGGAGCTGTTACTGTGATTGTACGTGTGGTATTGGTTATAGCTAAAGCATTGTTTGCTAAATATACCGTACCAACTGTTGCAGCATTATAATTTCGAGTATCTCCACTCGCATTATACATATTAAGAGTAAGTCTCTTAACAGTGTTGGCATTTGCTGCGGGTGTATATGTACCCCTTACATCACCTGTTGTACCTGTTGCTGTTTCTGGGTCACCTACGACAATTGTACCTGCATCGAGAGCACCATTAAAATTCTGAGAAAATACATAGTTTGCATCACCAAGAAAATAAGGAAGTCCGAATACGTTTCCAACTCCTACGCTGATGTTAGCTGTTGTGCCACCATCAACATATACAGATTGAATATATTTCCAGGCTTTTACTCCAACTGAACTCGTAGCCCCTGTTGGACCAACAATCTGTTCAACCATAGGCTGTTCGTATTGATCCCATCCAAAAATATAAACGTTAACTTGTACCGTATTGGCAAATCCAGTAACTGTTACATTTCTTGGAACATCTAATGCTATAACACCAGCCCCAGATGGTCCAGAAGTTCCAGCAAAAGATGCCATCCAAGTAATACCAGCATTAGATGTTGACAATAATGTCAAATAACCCGCTGCTGCTGCTGTTTGTGCTGCCGCTATGTTTGCAGTTGAAACAGCAAATGGAATGATATCAAGTAAAGAGGTTGGCGTTATATAAACACCAGGAGCCAAAGAATCTATAGGTGACGCCACTTGTGTAGCAGGTGCTAATACATTGGCCCCAGCAATATACTGGGAGCCAAGTATTGGGCCTACTCTTACACCATCAGAAAAATGCGTACCTTTTGGTGGAACAGTAATAGACATGCGATTATACTCCTTGCGAACCGTAAGAGGCGCGCCAGTTAGAAACACCAAATGAATACCGTTCAACGAAGGTAACGTTTAAGTTACGTGTCGTTGTATCAGTGAACATATCGATGGTGAGGGGATCACGTTCGTAGTACTTGAAACCGTTCGATTCATCCGTCAAAAGAAACCAAGCATTAGGATTGCTAAGGAATTGGTTCGTCCGATATCCCATAGGAACAGAGCTAAGATTATAAATAGCTGAAATATCGTTATTGGCAGTTGAAGTCCTGAACTTTGATTCCAAAAGAACGTTTGCCGTGAACTGAAGTGCAGGAGGTACAATCAACTTTTCTGAATTCAAAGCAATACGCAAGCCAGAAGCATTCAAGAATTGTTGAATACCAATAAGAGCATCTTGTAAGGCAGTTTCATTAAGTTGTGTTGGAACCGAAAATGTATTTGGTACAACATTACCTTGAACAGGGTGCGATGTTGAGAACAACGGCTGACCATCTGAAACCGGATAACTTGTACTAAATCCATTATTCAGAACGCTTGCGCCTTCAATGTTCTTAGCTTGGCGCATAGAATCTTTGCCAGATTCAGTAGCACGCGGCCATTCATCCTTATAAAGGTTGTCACGAATCGTATTTGCCGTAATTTGGAATCCAATACCAAAGTTACGATGAAAATACTGTGTTGTGAACTGTTGTGCCATATCACCATAAATGACAGGGCCACCATCTGGCTTAAACTGAGCCATTGGAAGAAGACGCATTTCAACTTCATATTCGACCGCTTTGTCGGAGATATGTTGTGTGAAAATCTCTTTCCACTGATCATTATAAGTTAAATAGTCACCGAAAACAGCCGCTAAACCTGGGCGAATCAACTGTTGGATAGATTGTAATGTAATAATAGCCATTTCAATTATACTCCTGTTGCGCCAGCTGAGGTTGATGTTGCGTTGAGCTTTACCAATAGATTTGCATAAGGAGTTCCTGAGACATTCCCTGGGATAGGATCAAATCCGATAATATGTAGTGGTAAAGTAGCTGTCGTTGCGAATGTGTTGGTATCCAGCATCATACCAGATTGACCCGTGCTCGTATTTCCAGACGTGGCAAAGCTTATGTCAGCATTTTTGTTAATCGCGTTAGCAATTGTAGGTGTGACAGTCGCATTACATTGAATAGTGAATATCGTGTTAGGGTCTACAATTACATTGGCAATAGCAACAGTACCGGCAAAAACAGCTGTAGAAGCGGGCCAATATTTGCTAAATTGGACAATGCCATTTGTATCTGTATATCGACATCCCCAAAAAACACCAACGGGATAAGGGGTAGCAGCAGCATAGCGAGTAAGTAATCCGCTAGCCATAGTAACAAGATCGCCTTCAAATAGACTTGTCGCGTAAGCAGCCGTAATTTGATATGGGTAAACCGCTCCCGTCCATGGGGAAGCACCATATGTGCTGTTTGCAACAAGACCTAAAGGCGCATTAACGCCATAAGTCATGATTAAACTCCAAAAAATTAATAAATTGTGAAAACTGAGGATTTGCGCACGAAGCGAAAGAAAATACGAGGAGCCTTTACACCCAATATTTTATAAACGTCAACCCGAAGGGACGAAGTAGTATATAAAACACCACTTGATATAAAGATAGTATCAGATAATTTAAGGGAGCGAAATATATAATTTTAAATAATTTGTTTTTATTTGGCGCTTATCTTTACAGGAGACCCACTAGCATTGAGATCATTAATGACAAACTCGTTTTCTTCTACCATGATGCACTCTGTTAAAAGAATAAGACCTGAGATAGACGCCGCATCCTGAAGAGCGGTAATAACAACCTTAGTTGGATCAATGATACCTTCTTCAATCATATCGCAGAAATATTCATTAACTGCATTCCATCCAGTGTTAAAAGATTCTGCGAGAATTATTTCGGTTGATTGACCACCATTCATTAATATTTGGTTGAAGGGAGACAACAAGGAACCATATAAGATTGTCATTCCCTCAAATATTTCGTCATCTTCTGAATTTTTAACAATATCACTATCGATCCAATTAGAATTAAAGCAACACTTGTAAAGAGATACCCCCCCTCCAGGCAATATACCTTCTTGAAGAGCAGCTCGGGTTGCATGTATGGCATCTTCTACACGATCTTTACGCTCTTTAAGCTCAAACTCTGTTGCTCCTCCTACTTTAATGATAGCTATACCATTTGTAAGCTTAGCGAGGCGTTCTTCCAGATAGGCTTTTTTTGTCTCATCTTCACAAGATGAAATTTCATCCTGAAGATACCTAATACGATCTTCAATATGATCATTTTCACCATAACCATCAATAATAGTTGTCTTATCTTGACTAATAATGATCTTCTTAGCTCTACCAAGCATTTCCTTTCGGACGCTTTCGAGCTTCAACCCATTATCTTCTGATACAATTTGCGTTCCTGTCATTATAGAAAGATCGCTTAATATTTCAGCCCTTCTCTCCCCCATAGATGGACATTTGATTGCAGCAAGCTTAAATCCATGTCTTACTTTATTAATAACCAGGGTTTGTAAGGCTTCCGAATCTACATCTTCGGCTATAATAAGGATTGATCCTTGTTCCCTCACGATAGACTCTAGCAAGGGAAGCATGGGTTGGATGGTGGATATCTTTTTGTCATAAACAAATATATAGGGGTTTTCTAACTCACATACCATTTTAGTAGGGTTTGTAACAAAATACGGTGATATATACCCTTTATCCAGTTGAAGACCTTCCACGATCGACATCTCTGTCTTTCCTGTAGATGATTCCTCTAAGGTAATAACGCCTTCTTTTCCAACTTTAGAGAAAACTTCAGCAATAAGTTTGCTTATGTCTTTTTCACCATTGGAAGATATGAGGGCAATTTGTTCGATTTCTTTGGGATTTGAAATAGGGATAGATTTTTCACGAAGGAACGCAACAACAGCTTCCGTTGCCATATCAATCCCTTTTTTTATTTTAACAGGGTTTGCACCTTCATCTATGGCCTTCATACCAGCATTAATAATAGATTGGGCAAGAACAGTGGCAGTTGTTGTTCCATCTCCAGCGACTTCACAAGTTTTCATTGCTACTTGCTTTAAAAGTTTAGCTCCCGTGTTATCAAACTCTGAATGAAGTTCAACTTCTCTGGCAACAGATACGCCATCTTTCGTAATACGGGTAGGAGAATGGGTATTGTCTATGACAACATTGCGCCCATTTGGCCCAAGAGTGACTTTAACGGCATTAGCGAGAATGTTGACGCCATGAAGAATTATATCGCGCGCTTCTTTTCCAAAAGCTATTTTCTTAGGAAGCAAAATTAACCTCTTCTCATTCTATGATTGACTTCATATTTTCCAGTATTTTCGACAACGAATCTCGGGTCTTTACCGCCCCCTAAATAATCTGTAAGAGATTGAGACTGACGCTTGATTTCTTGGTCTTTAACCATACGCATATGTTGTTCTTTATCATAAACGTCTTGAGGCTTTTTCATTAGTATTTGACCTCCTATGCGAATGAAGCCATCTGTACGATTCCTATCGAATTCGTGATCCATAAGGACAATCTTCATTTGTGGAATTTCTCTATCATGAACAAATTCCCATCCTTGACGCTGTCTTTTCCTCAAATTGTCTGGTTGAGGTTGTCCTAAAAGATATTCTATACACCATCCGAGTTGATATCCTTCTGGCCACCATTCTTTAGGAATATGAAATTCACTATCATCTTTATCTAAAGATAGAGAACTTTGTGTGCCCCTCTCTATGCTTAATTCACTTTCCCTTGTAAAATCTCTACTATCCCACTCATTCATGATATGACCTTCTGGAAAAACAGAAGGCTCTTCTATTTCTTCTATGTTCACTATATCTTTATTTTTACTCATAAAAGATTATCCCCTTTTCATCTGATTTCTTAGATTGTCTCTATATAAATTTTCTAATTGCTTTCTATCTGTTATTCTCTGCCCATTGAGTTTAATACCACTCATGGAATGAGCCATTTTAACTTGTTCAGGAGATAAAACTATCTCTTGCTTACCTCTGGCCACATTAGACATAGTGCCTGTTCTGTTAACTGGTGCTACATTTGACGTCGTATTAGCATTCATGACTAACTTTTCTTTAATCGGCTTTGAAGGAGGAGCAATATCAAAAACCTCACGAACATGCTGCGTAATTCGATTAAAAAATTCAGGCTTTCCGATATCGTTCGCCCTTCCTTCAAACTTGTATTGTTTCATCAATAAGTTGACGTAATTTTCTGCCTCTCCAAGCATTTCTTCATCAAAGTTATTAGAGTTTTGATCAGCCCAAGTATTGTTTTCAATCCAATCTTTACCGTTAGTTTGAAACTCTTCACTTTGTTCATATAGACGGGGAGGTTGATTTTCTGGGGGGAGATTTTGTGGAGCAGGTATGCTAAGTTGATATTTTTGCTGAGCTATTGTTTCATGTCGAGCAGCATATTGGGCCATAAGATTGGCTGCCTTAGCTGCTTTTTCATAGTCACCCTCTTCGAGAGCATCAGCATGGGCCTTTTCAATGTTTTCAAGGTGATTTTTTAGTAGATTCTCTTCCGCTACTATCTTCTCTTGTGCTTTTTGAGATAATTGACGCTCTAAATACTCTTTTTGCTTCAATGTATCTGAGAGGACAGCTTCATATTGTTTGTTTTTACGTGTTAACTCTGCAATTCGTCTATCTTTTGGAGCACGTAAAGGTTTTTTCTTTTCTTTTTCGAGGGTTTCATCTTCTGGCTCTTTGGCTTCAATATCTTCTGCTTGAGGTTCTTCTCCCGCTTCTTGTTCATTTTCTATTTTTTCTGGCTCAACAACTTCTTCTTTCTTTATTTCTTCTTGAAAAGGAAGATCGATAGGTTCCCCATCTTTCACTTCCCAGGAGATATCTTCTGATCCTATGGGATTAATAATATTGATGATAGGTTGGGTGGCTATTGGTGATGTCGTATTAACATTTTCTGAGTTACTCATTATTGCCCTACAAATTTGTGCGTGGAACAACGAGAAGGATCAGGAATAATAACACGCAAGAGAACATCTTCTATCTCTTGAATATTCACTTGTTCACCTGTTTCTTGATTGTCCCATGTATTTAAGATGCCTGTATATTTTTTAACTTTGACGTAATCCCCTACTTCAGGGAAAACATCCCAATATTTGAACTTTTCCCCTTTAAAACAAGAGGCTCCTAGCATGAGAATGCGTCCTATACAGCTATGATATTGATCTCTATCAATAGCTGTATCAGGACGCACAAAAACTGAATCCGATCCGTCCGGACACTTAAAGTTGTCTCCTGGGGAATAGGTTTCTATAATAGCTGTCCATCCCAGAGGAATAGGGTGATCTTCTCCGAGGCGTTCTCTTATAAGATCATTTGATGGTAACTCACGCGCCATTCTATTCTACGATCTCTCCATCAGTGATAGTAGGTGACATAATTGACTGTTCCGGGGCTGGCCCTGGAGAGGGAGGATTTTCTATAAATTCAGCAAGCTTTTTAAAAGCATCTACTGCTTCTTGCCATCCTGATACTTTATCCACATGTGAATTTAAAGAAACTTTGTCGGGAAATTGATTCAAAGTAGCATTTTTATTTTTTGTAATGCTCTCTTCCATTGTCTTAATGAACTGAACTTTTAGACTTGCATAAGGGCCACTTTCGAAGGGGGATTCTGTCATTTTAACTCCTTTTCTATAATTTTAGTTAAATTGTATTTATAATGCTATGAGACAATTTTTCTTATTGTCAATACAAAAGCAATTTTTTTCTTGACACAAAGATAATATTACGTAAATATTACAAAGTTTTTTAATTTTTATATCAGAAAGGTTACAAAATAATATGGCTTTTATAGAGCTCAAACCTCTAAGATTCAGACGAAATAAAAGTAACTCCACATATATTTCTGTTAATTTTCAAAAAATTAAAACAAAAAGAGTTGCAGATCGTTGTTATCTTCTTATAATTATTCCAATATCTGTATTAAAAGAAATAAATACAAACATTAATGACAAAGTATTACTTTATTATGATGATGAAAATCCTAGGATCTTTCTTGTAAGAAAAAAAATGGATGAAAATAATGAAAACAATGGATATAATTTATCCTATACTCCTACGCGTCCAAGTGTATGCAAAATAACAAAATATTGGGATAATAGCTTATTTAAACCATCAGATAAAGAATTTGTGACGAGCTATGTTAAATCCGAGATTATATCTATTTCATTAGGTGAAAAGGGATTAAAAATATATAGTGATTCAAATTTAAATTAAAATAAGAGGATAAGTAAATGAGTGAATAACTTATCCTCTTATAAAGATAGTCTAGATTTCTATTTTATAAGAAACACACGGCATGTAGCAGACATTCAACTATCATTTATAATTATAACCTAATCATATGCTTCGTGTCTAATTTTTCCAACGCCACCAGCGGCCATGCGTTCTGCCCTACCACCACCACACTTTACAGTGGCTAAATGAGTTGTTGGATGCTTACCTGTAACCATACTTTGAACAGCGGCCCAATCTGCGTGATCATACCCTGAAGTATTGCGTGTCTTTTCTCCTACCATACTTCCCCCACCGGACATTTTCTTTTTGTGCTTATCTTTATGACTTTCCCTATGACGACCCTGATGTTTCATTTCCATTTCATCTCTATGATGCTTGTTCATTTTACTAACCCTCTTCATACACTAATAATTCTATGACCTTTTATTAGACATAGGATAAGAACCATTCTCATCAAGATAAGTGTATCACATTGCTAAAATTTTATAGAAATAAAGATTTAAGCTTAAACTTTTGTATATTGTATTAACAGTGTATATCTCTTGACCAAATGCATACAAAGCACATATGTTTGTATGCATTTGAGAATGAGATGTATACAAACTTTAATGTTTGTTGTGGAGTCTGTTCAACTCAGAAAACATCAACTATAACATTCCTTGCGATGCTTTCATTTCTAATTCTTGCTCTTTTATTTCTAGGGCCTTCATCTTAGCTTCATAATCCAATTGTGCTTCAAAAGCTTTTGTTTGAGCTTCGCGCTGAGATGATATTTCACGTTGATCTACGGCTTTATCTTCTACTTTAACTTTTTCAAGCATAACCGCAGCAGGGTCTAGAAGGGGTGGTGGTGCATTCTCTTGGGCTTGCTGTTGTTGTTGACTAATAGCTTCAGCTGCTTGCATAGCAATTTGATTTTGAAGTTGCGGGGGTAATTCTTCCGGATTTGGAGGCAACATCATACCCATCATTTGCTGCATCTGAATTTGGAATTGGAAAGCCTTATGTTGAGAAATATGGGCCGCCATCTCTGCTGCGACTTGAGGGGGTAATGATGGGTCTTGTAATATGAACTCATGGACAACAAGGTGTGATGTATGATCTTGATCTATGCTAGCCCTTGCTGCTTTTCCTACTATAAGATTTTGATTCTCTGTGATCGGATCAAGAGGAGCGACTTCCATTTTATCAGGAAGAATATTTTCTATTTGTGAATCTGTTAACTTAATCTCTTTCAATGCTATCTTATTGACTTCATATCTATTATAGAGGTCCGGAAACTTTAGACACAAATCTTGAAGATATTGGGATCTCATGATTCGTTGCATTTTTGTCGTCAAATGGGGATCAGCAATAGGAATCATCGATATTTGATCAATGAAATCATTCTTACTAATGTAGGAGTTTCCGCCACTTCTATCAAATTTATAAGGTTCATCTGGCAGAACTTGAGCAAATATTTTGTAGAATTTCTTAAACTCTCTGGACATGGAATCCCTTAACCCACGGAGCACTGTAGATTGGATAAGATTCATTATATCTAAAAGAGCTAAAGTCGTACCAACTGGAGCGTTAGCGTTAAATTCTGGGATTTGAGCATTGGCAGCACCCATAATTCTAGATGCTGAAGTCTCTAATTCATTTCTTAAGGCATTGATATAAGGGGACGGCTCCTTATAGGGCATCATCATAATGGCTTGATTAATTGGGAGACCCCCTGTATCCATTTCAATAAATTCACATGGACCTATGGATATATTGTTATTTTCTAAAGGCATTCCTTTTGCACGAATACCACCAGGAAAGTTTGAAAGGGTTTGTCCGTCTATCGTTTGTCTTAATAGGGCTGTGCTTGCTTTTGCAAGGCCACCAATGAGATGAGCAGCCCCATACTTATAGAAGCCTAGTCCTTCTGCATATCCAAAATCTGTATAAAAATCTGTACGCTCATAATCTGTACTTCCTTCTTCCCAGTTTCTATATAAGGCAACAATCTTATTTGTTTTCTTATGGATTGTAATGATATACGGTCTAAATCCTTGATTATCCGATACATCCATCATCATATCATCAGTATCTTCACCATTCATGGCGTCGATATTTAATTGTTCCATATCAAGGTAAGTATGACACTCGTAGAACGTGTAATTTATTTTATTATCGGTAGAGGCATTTTCTACCCCTTGAACCTGATCCAGTGTTTTTTTGATGGTAGATTCATCTCCCCCCTCATCAGGTGATATGTTCGTCTCAATAAATGTACCGTTTTGTTCTTTTTTAAAAACCTTTCTCTTATCAAGGGACAATACTTCTGTCATTCTCCAACATGTTTTTAGGTTGGTGGTTCCATAATTAACAATAAAATCTTGAGGCATAATAAATCCTGAGGTCGGACGCCCTAGATCACGGTCAAAATAGGTTTTTCTAATGCACATACCAACAAGACATACCCAGATAAGCATTTTTTTCATGTCTGGGTAGTATTCTTCGCATATCTCTGTTAGAAATATATTAAAGAATGATTCTATACGATCCGCTTGATCTTCAATCTCATCTGTAACATCTCCAACGATAAATTGCTTAGAAGGCCCCTCTAAAGGCAAAAGCTCAGAGATAGCTACAGCTAGAAAATCATTAATGACTTGCATCATAATAGGAGAATAACTTCCACAAGCATTATCAAAGGGGAAATCTATTTTAGCATCAGTCTTTAAGCCAAGAAGTTCGATTGCTTCTGCAAGACCATCCTCCCACTCCTTACGTGAGTTTATATCTTCTTCAATTCCTTCCACAAGCTCCGCTGAAATGCGATCAAGAGTTGATTTAGGAAGGATTGCCGCTATATTTTCATTATGTCCAGTGAGAGATAATGGTATAAACTGTTGAGGTTCTTCTGGGTTGATATCCATGATATTGACACTAATTTGATCAGCGAAGGAGGGTGCTTGATAAAGGTTAGATTCAGATTCGAAATTATCCATTTGAACCAGTCACAAAAAGATTACATACTTAAAATTATAAATAAATTTTAGAAATTGACAACATATAACTTCAAAGAAAGAATCCCCATGAATAACAAGACATCCGTTAACATTCAAAATAAAATAGAAGAGGAGAAGAAGTTATTAGGAGGAACAATTTATAGTAAGAGATTTTTTATGCCTCATATATATATTACCCCAGACAATTATGATGAATTTATAGATGACATAGATATCTTGGATAAAATAGGGAACCAATTTGGTCTTGATATAACAGATTTATTTGCTGAGTTGTACTTGATTTATGAAATGGATGTTGATCCAAATTTTGAAAAAATTATTAATGCGACTATACGAGAATTTTCTGTCACATCATCTGCAAAAATAAATCTAGCTCTTATACAAATAAAAGAATTGAAAAAATTACTTTCTTCTTCAAAAAAGACAGAAATTATAGGTGACCAGTATTGTTTTATTGTTATAATGCTTCAGGAATTATTAATGATATATACTTCTTTTATAATTTTTATATATGTAAAAAGATATTTAGATGACAAAAGTATGGAAGCAATTAAAGAACGAATTGATTTTATAGCAAGTTATCATTATGAATCTTTAAGAAAGAAGTTCAATGTAATTCATTGCTTTTCTATTTCTGAAAACGAAAAATTACAAACTATTCATTGATATTATTTAATAGAATTTCTTACCTTTGTTAGGGTTGAATTCTTCCATTATATAAGCATCATCAGGATGACCTATCAATCCCATAAGCCTAAATTTTATTAGAGCCTGACTCATACTATCTACTATATCTTTAGATTCATCATCATTCGGGAAAGAAGCGCAAGCATTAACAAACCTATCCGCATAGGGCCTTAACTTTTCAGAATCAGGAGCAATAGTTGGCATCCATATTCTGCCAGCCTCGACCAGAGGAGATATTATATGGGCCCTTACTTCTTTATCCCCTCCTCCATGCTTAAGAGGATCAAATCGATTAATTATAAGACCTGCTCGTGTTAAATCCTGGATCATAGGAGTACCGTTTGCTTTAGATTCCATGAGAATCATATCAGGTTTTACAATATGACCTTCCGGTACGGGATAATCTATAATGGTATCATAATAATTTTTGGAAAGTCTTATAACCATTCTTCTTAAATCTGGATTTTCTACTTTTCCTCTCCACTTACTGAGTAAAATAATTTGTGCCACATCATATCTATCCTTAAACAATCCCCAAGTTGTACACACACTGGCGGAAGATGTAGATGAAGTACTAAAAGCTGTATCCCAGGACTGAAGAACAAATTGACAACGCGGCGGACTCTTTTGTTTCCATAATGACCACCAATGTTTTTTGAAAATACCACCTTCAGCTGGTGCCGGTCTTTGTTGAAGTTGTCCGGCTATCCTATATTCTGTTTGGAGATTAGCTTTCATCTTAGAAAGCGCTTTAGGATTAAAGCGTGTAGGACACAATACTTCTCTTTCCCTTTTTCTGGGATCTTGCCATGGTTTTCCTAATGTATTTTTAAGAGGTATAGTTATGCACCTTCTAGAAATCTCAAATTCCATGGGAATACAAAGGTGAACTAAATCAGGTATATTGCTAGATAAAATATGTCCTGAATGATCTTGTGCATGAAGTCTTTGTTGAACAGCTATAATGCGTCCTGTATCTAAATTATTGAGGCGGGTAGAGAGAACTGAATCACACCATTCATTTGTTGATTCTCTTTTTGTTTCCGATTCTGTTTCACCTGCATTGTTAGCATCATCTATAAGAATGAAATCCCCACCATCTCCTGTACCTGTTCCATGAATTGATGTAGCCATTCTATAACCACATGCCGTGTTATCAAATCTAAGTTTATTATTAACATCATCAGATAATCTTACTTTGTGACCCCATCTATTTTTAAACCACTGAGAGCTTATTATTCTTCGGCATCTCACGCTATCACGAATGGAAAGTCTTAAACCAAAGGATAGGCATAAGAATTGCAATGATGGATCTTTTATCCATGCCCATATAAAAAGAGCTATTAATAGTGTTGATTTTGATGTACGAGGTGGTTGATTAATAAGAAGATAGGTAATATCTCCATAAAAGCATGCCTCTAAATGATCAGAAATTGCCTCATGATACCATCCTTTTATAAATGGTTTATTTCCTTCTAAAAGAGGCCATATTGATTCTAACAATAAAATCAATGATTCTTCTATTTTACCTGCATCATCAATGAACTTTTGATCTATGGATGGGTTGAATAAAGAAAGTCGTGATTCGTAATCCCTAATGGATTTTAAGACAGTATTAAAACGCAATCAATATATCTCACATAAAATTACATAAGATATATTGTTGGTTTAAATTAATTTTTTGACAAGATAATAAAGTCTCTGATTATATCAGAGGGATAGTATCATATTTCACATCTCTACTCCCAATTCTCTCAGTCTCTCTTCATCCTTGTTTGTTAATCCTTCCCATTGTATATGAAAACCCAGCTTTTGGATATGAGGTATGGATTCAAACAACAAGGTTCCGGTACGTGCTATCTTTGCTAATTCCTTTGATTTTTCACACATCGGATAAATGAGACGCCGTCCGCAGACTGATTTGATAGACAAAGATAAAGCATGCTCAATACCAGGCGGCATAAGATGTCTAGCTGTCCAAGAAGAAACAAATCCGCATTGTACTGGAGAGATGAACTTAGGATCCCCATAATCATGATCAATAAGCTCTCTACCTCTCCACGGAGCAACCCACCCGCAATCGTTACCATCTTCCCCTTGAGAGATGTGAACATAATCACTAGGAGGAGGGCCACATTTCTCACAATCATACCCATACAACACCCCTCCCTTGCATTTATGGGTCAATTTATTAGTCATCTTTTTTCTCCTTTTTTATCAACTAATTATGAATATAATGTTGATATATTTTAATTAGTTGATTCAGTTTTTCTTGGATATTTAATTCTATTTTTTTTGTGCGAATACCAAATAATCTTAAATGGTGTTTTATACCGAGCCTTACGATTGCCAAATCCTCCTGTCTTAAATCCCAATCTGGAGAGAAACCAGAAGCGTACATTTCATTAGCAAACTGAGTTGGCAAAAATAGCTGGCTCTCTAAAATATTTCTAATTCCGCTTATTTTTTTGTCCGTTACGTTGTTTTTCATCTTTTTTCTCCTTGTTCTAGTAACACCAACAACTATCCTCTTCTTTGTAGCACAAGGAAAAAGAGCTTGTCAATAAAAAAAGATAATAATCGTAAAATTTCATAAAAAAGTAAAAATATCAATCTATAGAAAAGATCAGATGCCAGCATCTTTCATTCGTTTGTCTATCCCTTGTATAAGGACAAACATTTCTGTCATTTCTGCTGTCTTGCGTTGATTTTCGATAATGGCTATAAGCTTTTCACCTTCTTCTAGAGATATATGGCCATCACATATATTCTTCATAACGATATTTTGTACAGGTAAGATGTCTTCTATTTTAGATATAGAGGGTAATTCTATCTTAATATGCCTCCCTCCTTTAGCATTTGGCATTATCTTATCTATAACAAATCTCTGTGCGTCTTCATCTCCCTCTAATCCCCTTTGAATTTGCATTTGAAGGAGAGAAGTAGCATTATCTTCTCCTATTTGTTGAAGAGCGAGTTGAGCCTTATTTTTACTACCAGCATGTCTACCTTCTGCTCTTTTATTTCCATTCTTTAACGTTGAGAGATCAGTAGAGCTCATTTTATATTTAATATTTCATTATATAAAAAGTTAATATCGTGATGTTTTAAGTAAATTATGCCTCTTTCTGCTAACATCTTCCTTTTTTTTACATCACTCAAACTTAATTCAAACTTCTTGTTGTAGCTTGATATATCAATTACTATAAGTTTAAAGCTTTTATCTTTAATTGTTTCCTTGTATTCAAAATAAATACTTCCTTTGATTATTTCATAAAATCTTTCTATAGATGCTACACCGAAAATGTCCCCAAATTTATTGCTCTCGTTTTGATTATCTTTCCAAAATATATAAACTGTTCCATCAGTTGGTATGGTGTGATTAAGTCTCTTAAGAAGGTCATCTATCTTTTTTACTTTGGTTGGAGGAATATCAATAACATTTGTGGAAGGTTCTTTTTTTACCTTTTTTGAAGATTTCATATATATTTTCCTAAATCAACACCAAGTTCTTCCAGACAATCTTTTCTAGGACGTTTAAAAAATATTCTCTCAATATTAATTATATCTGACAATAGAAAAAAGTTATCTGGTTGAGTTACATAATCTTCTCCTTCCTTAGTATGTATCCATAACTTATTTTGTTTTGGGTCACCGCTCTTGGATTTCTGATGGTGAGTAAACATGTCTGAAGATCGGTCATAAAATCTTAATAAACCCGATGTAGCAGCCTTATCAAGGGCCGGATAGTTTGAAAAGAAATTTGTTTCTGACCTCAAATATTGTTGCCAGTTTCTTTTACCTGATAAATCTTTTATATAAACAATCCTCATATAAGGGGTAGGAACAAACTGTTTTACATTTAGAGAGTCAAAAAAACATAAGGTCGGATCAAATTCAGAGGATGGGCCATCATAGATACCATCTAAATTTGGAATGTCAGACTTTAATGGTATTAGAAAATGGACTGTTACATCACTAATAAAATAATTATGAACATCATTGATATGATGGCCATTGAATTGATAAAGCCAAAATCTAATTTCATCGTGTGTCGCTTTAAATCTACCATGAAGAATTTTATAAAGTTCATCGTAATCTATAAATTTATCCATGTCGTTCATACTAATTCCCTTCATATGCTAATTTTGTCACACAATATTACCTTACTCTGTTGCCATCTCTAACAATATCTTGACGAATCATAAAAATAAATAAGATAATCCAACTAAATTTATAGGAAATTTTTCTATATTTTTAAGGTAAATCAAAATTTTGAGAGGTATATAAATATGACAAAGTATATATTAAGTTTATTTTTAACGATTTTTATTGTTGGACAAACAATAGCCGGTGAAAAACAGAGATCTTTTAATAGATTATATATTGGAGCAGGAGGAACTTATTCTAGCGGCAATATTAAATCAAACCATGAAAATTCATCAGTTACTTATAATAATAGGGGGATTGGTGCTAACATACTGTTTGGGTGTGGAATGCTTATAGCCTATGACATTTATATAGGTGGAGAAGTCGCTATAGGACTTACTGGATCACATTTTAAAAATAAAGTTTACTCGAGTAAGGATAAAAAATTCCAAAGCAATTTAAAATCAAATTCTCCTGCTACATATAATGGTGTTCTTCATCTAGGATATGCTTTCAACAATTTTTTGGCATACACAAAGATGGGATATGAATATCATTCGCCGGTAAATGTTGTTGGAAGTGATCTGTCTATAAATCGAAAAGGATTTGTTCTTGGGTTAGGTGGGGACTATTTTGTAAGTAATAAATTATTTATACGAACAGAATACCATCATAACTTTGGCACAAGAAACAAAGGAATAAACGATGATGTTAAAATATCAACAAATACGCACTGTGTACTAATTGGTGTTGGATATAAAATATAAAGAAACTGGAATAATATAATGAAAAAAATAATAAGTCGATCAATTATCTTAATTTGTATAGTATTTTTTAGTTCTTCTAATATACTATTATCCGCTGAGAATGCAATTGATGAGGTATCGGAAATAATAAATTCATTCAATAATGTAAACCAATCATTTATGAATGAAGGACAACATGAAGACTCAACTGGAAATGTTATCGTCATAGGGCCTTCTGGAAGTGGCAAGAGTACTGTAATTACATGTCTTGCAGGAAGGCCCCTATTTATTAAGGAAGGCTATTCAGGGCTACAGATAGATACAACTGAACCTTTAGACGGATTTACGATAGGTCATAATTTAATGAATGTAGGCACAACATCTCCGTCTAAATTTTATGATTCTACTAATAAGATAACTTTTTATGATCTTCCTGGATTCTATGACACGAGAGGATCAAAAGAAGATGTAATTAATGCCTACTATTTTTTTAAACTATCAAAAAGCAATGTGAACACAAAATTTGTTTTAGTGATGCCTGAGTCTTCGTTCACCTCATACAGAAGTGGATTGTTTTTAGGGACTCTTCAGACATTATCAAATTGCTTTGAGAATTTAGATGATCTCAAAAAATCTTTATCATTAGTTGTAACAAAACAAAGGGATGTAATCCCCTCTATAATTGTTACAAAAATGTTGCTTGAAGAGAATGAATTTTTTAACGAATATATAAAAAATCCAAGGGTAAAGGAAATTTTAAAATTCTTGTCAAACAGTTCTGAATCTAGGATTTCATGTCTCCCCTATCCCCATAAGAAAAGTTATAGTGATGAAATTGATGTTATATATAATCCATCGCATAAAAATAAAATCTTAGATAATATTTTAGTATCTGAATATATCAGAAATCCTAAGGTAAAATATTATATTGATGATAAGTCAATGATTCTTTTGCATAAAGCTTCTGATAATATAAACAAATTACTTGTTGAACATATAAAAAAGGAAATAAATCAACAGATTATTTCATTTTGTGTGGCTATAATTCAAGATCATCAATATTCCCAGGATATTAACATCTTGAGAAATTTCTTTGCATCTTTGAAAAATGATTTGGTTTCTTTAAAAACCACATTAGAAAAACCTCATCTGGCATTCGAGAAAAAATTAAATTCTTTTATTGATACGAAAATATTGAAAGGTCTCATAGAAAAAATTAAGTTCATGAAAAAACTTAATAATTCAATCAAATATCAAACAGATACATGGTTTTCGGCTCTCTTTGATACATTAGAGCAAATAAATTTGTTAACGTTAAAGCCTTCTTCTATCTACAGCGAAGAGAAACTACAGCTGAAAGGAATATTAATTGGAGCTCAAGATATTAATGAGGCCATAAGAATTAATAAAATATCAACTAAGCCTCTAAAAAATATAGAGATATTTAGTCTTCATGCTTTAATCATCGATGAAGATATAAAAAGTTTAGGAACATATGAAAATAGAACTCCTTCCTTAAGTATTATATCTCCATATTGGAAAGTTTCTGGCTCAAAATTAATAAGTCTTACTGGGGCTGATGGTATACCTGGAATGGATGGTATTAAAGAAGGGGAAAGTGGAATACCAGGGTATGCTGGAGGTAATGGGGGCCATTTCTACGGAAAGATGCTTACTATTGAAAATAAACAAAATCTTCACATTAATACGGATGGTGGATATGGTGGCGCTGGAGGAAATGGAAGAGACGGCAAAGATGGATCAAATGGAGAAGATGGCGATTTAAGTAAACATGAAACACGTGGAAATACAAGTACTTATAATGATAAAGGGAAAGACGGTAAACGTGGTCAAGATGGAGGAAAAGGCGGCAAAGGGGGATTAGGTGGATATCAAGGTATCGTTAATATAGATGGTATTTCATATGATTTCATTCAACAAGCGCCCCGTAATGGTAAAGACGGTATTCCTGGAATTGGGGGTAAGGGAGGAATTCATGGACGTGATTGTCAAGGAACCTATCTTAGCGGACTAGCTAGACAAGAACAGTATAGACAAAAAACCTATGGAGGATTTGCACACACTACCGGAACACGTACTGTCTATGATGGCACAACATGGAGTGTAACATTAAGCCACAAACCATCTCGCGGAAACGCTGAAAGTGGAAATATAGGAATAGGATTTAACGAATATAATCAACAAATTCCTTCTTCGACACCTAACATTGATATCCACAATGTAATTAAAAATTATAGCAAATATCAAGAGGAACAAAATAAGTTACCTTTGGTTAGTCCTTTAATTCTTAGGTTTCCTATTCAATAGGATTGGAGGATAAAGAAGATAGGGGGAGACAACCCTATCTTCTTTTGTTTTTCTTATTGCATAATTTTATAAATTTTTCGCGCACTGTGTGTGGGTCATATCCAGCTAAATTACATACATCAATAAAATCAGGGTTAAATGACAAAATCCAACTTGGGGAAACCGTATCTGCCCCATATAATGCCTCATGAAAATTAAAAAATAGACAAGCATTCCAAAGTGAAAAACATGATTCTATCGTTGGTTCGCTATATCTATCATAAAATCCTTCTTCTCTAATGTAATCGTGTTCATGTTTCATGGTATGGTTTCATTGTTATTTCTAACTCACCATTTGGGCATTTCTTACCTGGATCGAATGTCCATTTAACTATTTGATCGTCATCATCGATGATGCCTGATGCTTTAATAGAATCAAAAAGTATTTTTTCCACGTTATGAACATCTCTTTTTCTTTTATCCAATGGAAGACGGTAAACAATATATATTTTAACGGGATGCGATCCATACCTAACTTTTGGAAAGGTATAATTAAGGAGCTCAACTACATATTTTTTAAATTCATATCCTTTTTTACAAAGATGGCGAGGGTAGTAGTATTTTTGTTTTTTCTGAGAATATCTTGGAACGGCTGATGTTGTATATAATTGATTAACCGAAGGGGGCCAGGGAGTTGTGAACGTAATTTCTATCATTTTTAAAGTATGGGGATAAAAAGCTATTCTTGAAAGAATTTTATATGATACGGTAGGGTTGTACAATCCTAGATTGAACTACTACATGGATATTGGAATGCAGAATGCTTTGTAGACCAATACCCATGCTTACTTATTGCATAACACCTCAAAAGCAACCATCACTGAGTAAATAATAATCTGGAAATTATTTTAGATGGTTGCCAAAATAAATAGAGCCATAGTTTTTATCCCAAATCAATAAAAAAATAATTGGATATCCAATATGGATGTGGTATCCGTTTTCTTGCGGTACAGGCTGGGAAGCCAATGACCGTAAAATGTTTAGAAAGGGGAGGGTAGGTAAAAATACTCTCCCTAAACATTTTTTAAAATATCCCGGGGTGTGGGGCGGAGCCCCACTAATCAATCTTTATGCTCCTTAGGCAATCTAAATGAAGATTTAAAATACTCTTCAACGTCCTTTCTACGAAATTTATAATGTGATCCCAATTTCGAATAGGGAATTTTTATCTTTCCTTTTTGCAGATGCTTAATAAGAGTAGGCAAGCTGATTTGTAATATCTCGGCTGTTTCCTTTGAACCTATAATTTCTTTCATTTTTTTTCCAATATTTTTAGTCTTTAATGAACATTAACAAATTTGTTAAATCTTATCAATATCGTTAAATCTTAATTAGGCTGCCAATGGTAAATTAGAAGTTCTTAAAGAAACAAGGTATCTTGTCGCCTCCCTATACATCTGGGAATCCTCCTTTTCTGTTAGAATGGTTTTTAAGGCTATCAAAGTTGGATGTGGTTTTGAGTCGCATTTAATGGATTCTGTATCTATGATACCCTCTGTAAGCGGTGTTGATTCATAAAAGTTATCCACAACTTTATCAATGCCAACTGTATTAATACAATTAACAGGTACTGTAAGAGGGGCCACCCTGTCACCGATCTCTGGTGTCGTCCTGTCACCGATCTCCTCCTTATCCACAGGTTTTTCACAGACTTTTTCACCGTTTCTGTGGATAACTTTCCCGTATTTTTCTAATTTGAAGAGTTCCTGTGATTTTACTACAAAAATAGCCAGAACATAAAAATTTATCCGACACTCTTCAGCGAGTCCTATTTTTTTACAGTGACTTCTCGTTTTAATGATAAGGCCAGATTCTTTTAAGGACTTTCTATCGCGTTTGATGGTTCGTTCTGACCATCCAGTATCTTTTGCGATTTGAGACACTGAGCGACGAATTTCTGTGCCTTCTTTCCAATTTCCATATCCTGCTAAATCCTTAAGCGTAGATTTTGCACTCTTTGAAATTAATGATGGGTGTAGAGAACTGATGAGTTTTTGGGTTTTATTGCACATTGTTTTTCCTTAATTAAAATTATTTTTACCTTAAGGTGAAAAAACTCTTGCAATTTATTCTAGGATTGTTTATTAACAGTACTAGTCAATTGTAAAGAATTCACCTGGCTGGTTATTCTTACAACGCAGAACACCCCCCAGTTAATATGGGGGGTGTTTTTTTATGATACATCTACAACATAAGACTATCTCCAATTTGTTTAAAATCCTGTGACATAGTGCGGTATACTCAGGCGAAGATCAATTCTTTTTTCTTGATTTCCAAATTTTTTTATGGGATAAGCTTTAAGCGTGTGAATTTCTTTTATTTTTTCACGCTTTGATATGATTGGTACAATTCATATCTTAACAGAACCCTAGCGCAGAAATGTTGCTAGGGTTTTTCTTTTCCAAATAAATTTTATATATGTAATTGAATATACTGCTTATTTTATTATATTTGTACATAATCACCAAAAAAATAATAAATCACCAAAAAAAGCAATTGACAACAAAAATCATCAATGTAAAGATAAAGATGTTAAGAGATACTATGTACCAATAGATCAGAGGAGAAAGTCAGATGATAGGCGCTAATACAAATAGTGATAAATTATATGGAATTATTGAAGTCGTTAAATTTATTAATGATAAGTTAGATGTCCAAATAGATGAAAATATTATTGAGCAAGATTTTGATTTTATTGGAAAAGGGTTAAGACACCCTGAATTTATATCCGTCCATATAGTCATTGGAAAAACCAGTATAACATTTTATAAGTCCCCAGAAGCCGCTAGGGATTATTTTGAATGTATTAAACGCATCCGAGTACCTTGTCTTTAGATATATCACGTGTAACAATTTTATAAGGATATAGACAATGGAAAGAGACTTTGTTGACCTCATATTAAATTCCCCTTCATATAGAAAGTTTAAAAAGGATTCCGAAAACACATTGAAGTCATTTAATACAAATGAAGTCTCTTTATATTCAAATATTGAGGCAATGAAATTGTTTATAACAATAGGTGATCATTATATTAAAGGACATGGAAATATATGTTTAATACAAATGAATATATTTGAGGTTAATAATTCTAATGATAACGCATTTGTTAATCATAATGATACTTTTTTGGTTGATTATATACATCCGGTTGAAAGTTTTGTAGATCACCTTGTTACCTTATGCTTGCCTTCCATGTTTAAGACCTTGTTCTTAAAATATAAATCCAAAATTAACACACTATCCAAGGAGTTGAACCATGAGTAATTCGTTAAAAACTGATGCAACAATGTGGCAAGCTATTAAATCTGGCACTTTTGTTGAAGATTATACCAAGGAGCTTCGTACAGCGCTTCAGAAAGCTATAGATAAGCACAACCCAAATGTAACCATAGAAAACAAGAAAACCTTAGATGAAGGTGATCTACAAATGTTTGACGGCAAAGAATGGGTTCAATTTTGTATACATAAGGCCAAAAAACTTATCAACAATGATGACCTTTTTGTTTGGGTAAGAGAATTTAAAAATGGCGAGTGGGTTACTTATGAAGATACCATCGCCTATAAATTCAATGAGAGCCTTAAAGATAAGTTAGATTTAACTCCATCTCCTAACATTCTCTCAAGGGAAATGTCTTTGACCCATGATGAATGGCATAAAATGCAAAGGGACTTCAGAAACTCTGCCTTTCTTGAAGGTAGATTAAATGTTTCGAGAAACTTAATCTGATAAAAACTAGGAGTATGTACAAATGAATAAATCTGACGATATAGGTGAGTTAGGTAAGGCGCTATCAAAGTTTCAGGGTGAGGTAAAAGATCCTGTTAAAGACCAAAAAGCATATAATTATAAATATGCTGATTTGTCAAACATACTTGAGATCTCCAGGCCATTACTGTCTAAAAATGGTCTTTCAGTTGTACAATTAACAAATATACCTGATGGTAAGGTATGTTTAGAAACCGTATTAATTCATGAGTCCGGCCAATGGATTTCATCATCAACAGAAATGAATGTCCCAGAATTTAAAGGATTAACTCAGCCTCAGTGTGTTGGTATTGTTATTACATATGCTCGTCGATATGCTTTGTCTGCAATATTAGGAATAGCCCAAACAGACTCCGATGCAAGCGAGCAGGTTGTAGAAAAAAACTTAAGAAGCAATGTGACTCCTAAGGCTTCCACCGATCAGATAAAAGAACTTTTACATCTCATAAAGGAAGATAAGGAAACCATCGCCAAGATATTGATTTGGGCAAACATCAAAGATATTAATGATATTACACAAGAATATTGTTTAAAAGCGATAGAGTCTCGAAAACAAAAAGAAGTTTCTGAAAAAAATTTAAATAATGATACAATTAAGTTGATAGACGAAAACCTGTTGAAAGACCTCGAATTGTTGATTAATAATGATGATGTCTTAAAAAATAATATATTAAAACAATATAATGTTGATCATTTATCAAAAATTAATGAAACCCAATATATTTGTATAAGAGACGAACTCCGAATCATGAGTGCAAAAATTGAGGTTAAACCAGAGTCTATAAGCAAAGTTGCTTAAGGAGGTTGTATGACTGACTATCTTTTGGTATTTATACTTTTTACATTGATCATAGGTACCTATCTAATAAGGAAAAAACTCATCGAAATCAAAAAATTAAGGGATATTATGTATGAAGATTTTACTTATACCAAGCAGATTATAATTTACTTGGGCCATAAGGAGGGGTTTTTTAATGGCTGTAGTGAAAAGTAAATTTAATTCAGGAGTGATATACAATGTCGAAGATAAATCTTATTAAAACAAAATGTACGAGATGCAATAAGGATCTTATGACCACAAACCTTTCACTATTGGGGTTGGATAAACAAAAAGCAGCCCTTGGGATCATTTGTAAAGGATGCATAAAATCTGATGAAGAAATGAAAATGTTATTAATAATGGGAACATCCATAAAAGAAGCATATTTATGTTGAGTTGTATTTGGATATATGCTATAAGGACATTAAATTTAGAGATAATGAAAGATTTAGGAAAATTTATCTCTAAATTTATATTGACAATAAAAAGAAATAAAAAAATGACTCAAGAAGAGTTTGTATCAATTATGAGAAAAACAAGATGTTTTACAGATGATGCTATAGCGTGTCAAAAAGAAATAGGTATAGGGACCTTCCTAATAGGTTGGGAAAAATACAAAGACATTATTTTTAAAGGATATACAGAGGAGTGCTTAAACTCTGTCTCATTTAGAGACTATGTGTGGCATATGATGTGTATTACTAAAAAGTTATTGAAAAAAGAAACTAAAGAGGTGCCCATGGCACCAAGTAATGTCATTAGTTTTGTTGACTATGGTAAAAAGAGATCACAAAACTAACTAACATTAATGTTACTAACTATATCTTTGCTAACATAAATTGCAAAAAACGTTAGTTATTTTTTAAATTGTCATTCTAACATATATTAAACTATAGAGTTGTAATGTAATGTTTTGTCTCTTATATTTAAGAAGGCCCCTTGGATCGCGTTTAAATAGCTAATGATCGAAACGCCTTCGATATTAAAATAATAACGCGCAAATACCTCTATTATTTTTGGGAGATCGTCAGGAATTATAATGGATTGAACCTCCATATCGCCTATCTCATCAGTAAACCATTCAAACTTACGAGCAAGGT